GAACGGATTGTTCTTTAGATCCTCTTCTTTCCCAAGACCAATTCCAATCTTGATGACAGCAAGGTCTGCCAGGTCGAGACAGGACTTGGTGGTGTCGCCTCTATACGGATGGCCCAGGGCCTCACTGATGCGACGCAGAGCCTCGAGATGAGCGTTCATTGAGATGAGATTTTCTGCTTCCAAGGCATCAGCAATGGTCTCAGGAGTAAAGTCCTCACTGTTAAACTTCGAACACACCTCTTCAAACCAGGCTAGGAAATTGAGGACCTGGATGGGATTTCCATTCATGGAAAAATCACCAGCATGAATGAGTAGATCTCCATCTGGCAACCTCATGTGGCCTTGGAATCCATGAGTGTCGGATATGCAGGTAAAGGTAACTCTCACGGCTTCATTCCCATTTCAATCCAGTGCTGCCTGAATCTCATCCTGTTGAGGATTTCAATCACTTCTTCTTTGGCGGTCATAAGTCCTCATGCCGTTTTCTTGTCGATGAACACCACAGCTGGCGAATCGCTGACGGAACTCACGTCCGTGCCCATCACGAAAGTTCCGCTCTTGTCATCGTCGAGATCCATGGGAAGGATACCAGCCTTGGCGCTGCCGGAAAGCTCGAGGGTGTCTCGAACACAACTGATGAAGGTGAGGACGGCCTCTTCCATTTCCTGGAGCCAGCGCATCCAGTACTGAGAGATTGCCAGGTTGGTCTTGGTCTTCTTCACTTCACGATTGATCTCTGTCTTGATCTTGGGAAGATCGAATCCCTTGAGGAAGGCCACACCCAAGTCCAAGTTGTTGATGGACGGGTCGATGGTGAGGGTGAAGAGATCCTTGCGGATGATCTTCTCGCTCTGGTCAGCCTTATTGATCCTGGTGTAAAGTTCCTGGATGACCACACCCGAAGCGAACACTTGAGCATCGTCCGTGAAATTGAGCACGGTCCACGCATTGCTCGGTGTCGTGGCGCCAATAGGGGTGTCGCTCGCGGGGTGTAGCCGGAACTGAGCCGGTGCCTTCAAGCCAGCCCACAGAGCGTTGGGAAGTTCGGCCAAGGAATAGTAGTTCGAGACAATTGCCTCCATGGCCTTGTTCTCGAGCTTCGCAATGTTGCCCTTGGAGAACATGGTCAGTTCTTCGGCACGCTTGGCAAATTCTTCCTTGTACTTGGTGTTCTCTGCCGCGAAGTTCAGAAACTTGAACATCCAGAGAGGATCGTTGTCAAACTCCCAGTGACGACCTTCGATTTCCAGTCCGATGGTCTTGAAAGTGTCAAGTAGAATCTCAATCTCAGGGCCAGCAGTGGTCTCAGCGAAGATCAGTCCCGCCCGGAAATCAATGAAGACCGGAAACTGCCGGCGGAGGATGGCTGTCTGCGAGGAGGCTTCTGCATCGACGTGCTTCTTGTCGTCACCACTGATGAACGCATAGGGACGTTCGAACCTCTCGTAGCAGAGCTTCTCCTTGAAACTCGCCGCGTCGTTCGAGTCCTTCCACTGATTGATGACATACCAGAAGGCAAATTTCTCGTCGCCCAGACTGTAGTCGGATTCACTGAGTCCGACGAATGGGAGGTAGGGATCGATGTCCGCGATCGCCCGGTCAGCCGGGGTGTCCTTGGCATAGTGGTACAGGTTCTCCAGGAATACCGAAGGCTCGTCCGTGGAATCACTGGTCACCGCATAGATAGTTTCATCCAAACGAGGCTGAGCAAATGGATTGATGCCTGACGTCGTGATTTCCTTCATCTTGCAACTCACCAGGGCAACCAGAGCCGACAGTTCCAGCATCATCCTTGGCTGACCGATGGCTTCCAGCAGCTTGTCGTTTTTCTTCACTCCCAGCACAGACCAATTTCCACGCTTATACATTCGATTCTCTCCTTGCTCTTCGATACTCAAACCATCTGATGTCTGGTGTGTTCCACGGCTCCAAACATTATTGCTTTCACTCTTCTGCTCTCAACCAAATCGTAATGGGGCAGAATGGGGCAGGTCACCATTCTCTTTGTTCTGAAACCACTCACTTCTCATCCCGATCTTCTTCGCCATGGCGTGAAGTTCTTCAAGGGTGTCGGCATACATGTGACAACTGTGCTTCCATTTGAAGGTCGCACTGCCTCCGTACTCGAAGAGCGGATCGACGTAGACACTCACTATGGTCTCTGAATCTCCGGTTTATCTCTGTTGATGGAACATTCTGGTGATCTTCACAGACCACATAGAGGAATCTGGGTTCAGCCTGGTTGTTATTGTGTCGGCCACAAACCCAGCATGGTTCTGTACTGGGGTACCCGAATCGAGGACGACCCGGTATGATGCCTGGAACAGCTAGCAGCATGTCTCCCTGTCCATTTCCTCAAAGAATTGCCACTCATTCATGACTAACTGATACCGGAACTGCTGAAAGAATTCGAGATTTGAGAAGTCTAGCCTTGACAGGGCTCTTAAGGCAAGCCGAAGCATCTTCCGCCGGGGAAAGGATAACGTCTACCTGGCACCACTTGATGTGATTCTGAATCTTCCACATCGAAAGGTTTCCGGCTCCCACGTCCTTGCCTACTTTGGGAGCTTCGTTGTCATACATCAGAAATATCTTGGTGACGCCCATCATGCGAAGGTAGTCTTCATGTCTCTCGCCGATGTTTTTGGTCATGGAACAAAGGAAAGGAATATCTGGACACAGAAGACGACAGGCCAAGAGATCGAAGGGTCCTTCTACAATGATAACCCATCCCAATTCCACGATCATCTGTAAAGTTCGTGGATCATTGCCCAACCAGATTGGTCCGTTGAAGTCGTCCTTCTTGCAACCGGCAACGCAGTATTTGGCAATACTCTCGCCTTCATCAGAATTGAAGAACACTTGGTACAAGGGTCGTGTTTGAGCTCGGGTGAAAGCACCCGTCAGATCTCTCTGAGGGAAGACAAAGCATGGTCCAGGGAGGAATCCCTTGGGCACATAAAAGAAATTCAGTTCCTCGAGAATCTGATTGAAGTTCTTCTCAATCAAATGAGCACAGGGCTCCCATCCACGCTCGGAGATGATCTTCTTTTTGGTGGCCGTGACCTTGTCTGATTGACCCTTGGCTACCTTCTTGCGATAGATGACATTCGTTTCAGAAATCAGTAAGGGAACATCTTGCCACCAAGACTGGTACCATTCAATTCCCGTCATTGATCATCCTTGTGTTTGTTGCAGTATTTCCCGAAGTGACTCGTACTTCTACGACAGTTACGACTGGGACACTTGAACTTCTTTTTAATCATGAGGAGGCCACTCTGTGTACTTTCCAATCTGAGTGTTGGGACTTATTATCTCCAATCCCATTTGGGCTTGATGAGGAATGTCCTGCTTGTTCAGATAGTCTACTACAGCTGCCAGTAAGTCTCGAGACTTCACAGTCCGAACCGGAACTTCAACCTCGATGGTCATGCGATTAATCTTCATTCGACAACCTTTCCGTAGCCTTGGCGATTGATAGCAAACTTGATGAATCCCACTGAATTGGCGAAACAACGCACCTTACAGGATTTACCATTCCAGGACGCTGGCCCAAGCTGTTGTACGATTCTGTCCAAATCTTCAGGCCAGCATTCTTCAACTTCGATATCGGTAAACTGAGCAGGTTCTGTCATTTCTTGGTTTCCTCTATGATGTCTCCGTCAGCGCCCACGCACCAAAAAAGAATCGCCAGGTCTCGGTATTCACGAACCAAAGTCTCTGGATCTCGAAGATCGTTCTTGAATTGCTCGTATAGTTCGGACTTGGTGAATATCGGCACGAACTTCTCTGGTCTGAAGCATTTCTCTGGGTCTAGGCTGTTACGACCCTCACAGCAAATAAGCCGAGGTCCGTTCCACTTGGCTTTGCTGCAATTGTAGGGGCAAGGCTTGAGATTTCTCTTGAGATACTTCCTGCAGTGTCGATGTATCAATTCGTTAATTCTAGATACTACTTCCTCCATTGATTTTAGCTTTAGTCGCTGAAGTAGTATTGTACTTAACATGTCATTACCTCAACTTTTCTTAGAGAAATTTCCCAATGCTGATAAACCTGCTTTGGAGTTATATCTTTCCTTTGTTGAAAAGTGCACTTCACCTTCAGTCAATGAATACAGAGAAAATCATCACATTCTACCTCAGGCTCTCTTCTCAGAGTACCGTAAAATGAGAGAATTTCCCTGGAATAGAAAATCCCTTGCTGCTCGGGATCATTTCAAGAGTCATTATCTTTTGTGGCAAATCCTGCCTAACGAGCCAAGTGTACTTATTGCCTGGAGACTAATGTGGGCTGATCGCTATAAGAAACTAGACATATCTCTCTTGGATGAATATGCCCAAGAGTATGAGCGTTCTAAACTCGAATTCTCGAAGTGGAACAAGAACAAAGTACATTCTAAAGAAACCAAGAGAAGGATATCAGAATCTCTTAGAGGACATGTAATTTCAGAAGCAGTTAAATGCAGGATTAAGGAATCTAGCCTTGGGAAAACACTTACCAAAGAACATCGAAGGAAAATGTCAAAATCAGCTAGAAATAGAGTTCGTCATCCTCTTTCTGAGGAAACCAAAAAGAAGATATCTAAATCGATTCATCAGCTATGGGAGGATCGAAAGGAACAACTGAAGCAAAAAGATCCTCCGAAAATTCTGTCTTCACAAGTTGAGGTGAACCATTCTCGTCATCACTGGGAACTGCTTGGTAAATAGCATCTGCCTCTTCAGCTACTCTTGCCTGATGAGTAACAAGCAGTACTGTAAATCCATGTTTTGACGTGAGAGATTTTAGCATAGCACTCACCTGTGGCAAGTAGTTTGCACTGACGTTTGAGAAACTTTCATCCAGAACTATAAATGGGGTTAAGCGGAACTTCTTGATCATCATGACTCGGAGAAGAAAGCTGATGACATTTGCCAGGCCGCCGCCGAAGGACTTGAGAACATCTCCTTGGATCACGAGACCATCTTTGCGAGTCTTCTGGACCTTGAGCTTGTAGATGTTGCCGCGTTTGCCCTCTTTCTTCTCAACTACGAAACGCAGATTCCCTCTGTTTCCGAAGACTTGATGAAGTCCAGCAGTCACAACTTGCTCGATCTTCCCGATCCCATTTGCGCTGATTGTCGTTATGGCTCGGTCAATGAGAGTCTGAACCTTGACCAGTTCGATCTTGTCCTTCTCAAGTTGCTCAATCTTCCCATGGAGTCGAGCAATGTTCCTGTCCTCGAAGAGAATCTGAGTTCCAAGATGACTGTGCCGACCTCTTATAGTGGCCAGACGAGTAAGCAAGACAGTGTCCATGTGATTGATAATACTGTCATTCAGAAGGTTCGGAAGTTCACTTGCCAATTACCTCGAACCAGTCGCATAGACTGATTGGTAGGAACATAGACCAGTGCAGTGTCTGTGTCCGATGACTGACGCAAGGCATCAGCAATGACCTTGGCCGTTCTTCCAGTGATCGCGAACTTGCTCCAACCCTGATGGCTACCGAAGGCAAATCTGCTTTGGTTCCCAGTGGTGTCTCGGGTTACAACACCCAGCAACGGGTCGATCTCGATCTTGTTGTCTCCACACATACCAGCCGCCGCTTCGAGCGACACAATCAGACGTTCAGCCGGCAAGGTGTCCAAAGGCTTTCCAGAGACGTTGTAACTCTTGTAGAGGGTGTCTCCGGTAGTGTGTCCAGAAATAAACGAGATCAGACCTCCAGCCACCGCACCCCAGTATCCTTTGGAAGAGACCACAACCTTCTCCAAATTTTGAGAGCTCGAAATGAACTTGAGCATGGTCTCTCTTGGATACAGCGAGAGAGGAATGAGATCTTGTGGACCCTGCCATACGACAATTCCTGATTGAGTAGGCATCATGATTCTTCCGTCAATCAGAGTTGGCTGGGCAGCACAGATGAACGGTCTGGCATCAAAGTCCTGGAATACATGAGCAGGAAGCCGGTGAACGATGTCGCCAATGTTGTGAGTCTTCAGTCCAGCCTGTTCAGGACGAACTGTGTGAACCCGAATCTCAGATTCATAGACGTTGTCTGTGCTCGAGAGTTTCAACACCCCAGATCCGTCCAAGGAAAGCTCAACAGCTTCATCCTTGAGAACCTGCAGAGAGTCTCTCAGGTGAGAAAGAAGTATGTGGGTGTGATTTCCAGATCCATAGTTCTTGGATTGAATGAAGCCGGTGTGGCTACTACGATAGAAACAGGGTTCATCGGATTTCAGTTCCAAGGCCGCAAAGGGCGAAGCATTCACATCGAAACCCATAATTGCGCGCAGGGTTTTGAGAAGCTCGCTCTTGTTTAGCAATCCCATGGGCCTCTAATACTCTAGATGGACACGGACAGTACATTTGACCATCCACTCACTCCATCAGTGTTAATTGCTCGCATTCGAAGCTGGTAGGTGTAACCCTGAGTCATTGGGAGAATAGCAGACAACTGGTTGCCGTTGGTCACTGTGAGAGCTTCACTCCAAGAACTTCCTCCATCATTCGAGGTAAAGAGGTTGTACAGTGAAATCAGGTCTGGGCGATTCTGTGTCCAGGTGATCCACACAGGAGCGATAAAATGCGAAATGGTTCCAACCAACGCAGAAACCAGAACTGGAGGAGATGGGAATCCCATGTAGCTCGACTCTGCATTGAAAAGAATTTCCCCTGAGTCTACGATTGCGTTGCTCAAATTGGCCGATTCCCATGTTCCAAGGATAATTCTCTTGCTCAAATCGATCAGAGTTTCGTAGGTGTTGCCATTTTGGACAGTTCCAAGCAGAACCTTCCCCTGAATGGTTGACTCTACGTTGTTGGTGCGAATCCAGACTACATTCGATCCTCCAAACAGGAGCTTGGATGAAGGAGAAATTGCCATGCCAATGGTCGTGGTAAAGTAGGCATTGTCGATCTGGAGCAGATAGCATCCTTGAGGTCCACTGAGTGCTAGAACTCGAGTGTTGTTGAAATTGTAAGTGCAAAGCAACTTGTTAAAGGTCATGGAGGTCAAAGAGGGCAAGTAGATTATGGAATCATAGTTGTCAGTGTTGATGGCCGGGGCTGTGGTGTACTTGTAGAGATTCCCGTCACTTGCCAACATGATCGTGTAGTCGTCTTCAGTTTGAACACCGTCAACTACTGTCAGAAATCCAGGAGGAAAGAATCTGCGAAGAATCACCTGCTGTGGAGTGGTGTCAGTGGCACCGCTGTAATTAAACACCATGATGTCTGTTGGTGTGACAACCAGAGTTCTTTCAGTGCCATCAATCATGGTGTACTTCTTGTAATTGTTCAGAGAAGATGCAAGGCAACTCTCATCAGAGAGATAGGAACCAGCTGTGTTACGCTGGGCGATGTTGCCGCTCCAGACTCCTCTGCTGATGAAAGTATCTGGCTCAGCAAAAGCATGAGCAGCGACATTGATGGTGAAATTTCTGAAAACTGGAAGATTGATTCCATCACTTACAGATAGAGAGAACACCAGGCTTTCACCTGTTAGCAGAGCCGCCTGAGTTAGAACATTCAGGAATGGAAAATCTGTGTCACTCAGAGCAATCGTGGTGCCAGACACCTGAGTCCAAGCATAGCTGAGAGTCACTCCAACAGCATCGTCAGTGATTGTTGGAGCGATCCTTACAATTGTTCCTCTGGAGACATTGAACGGAGACAGATATCCGATAACCGGGGCCAGAAGAAGAGGAATAGTGACCGTACATGTTGCCAATTCACTTGCAGGTGTGTGATGAACTGGATCCCAGGGATGGATAGGATTGCCATTCAAATCGAGATCTTCTACAACCACGCTCACATGGGCTGTTTGAAGAGGAGCAGCTGTATTCGTTGGAGTGAAGATGGTGGCTGTGTTCGCTGCTCCAGTAATGTCAGGAATCGGGGTTACATGTACAACCGCATTGTCGGTGGACCAGGTGAAACGTAGAGGGCTTCCGTTTAGATCGTAGCTCGCAGATGCGTCCAAAACAAGAGTGCTTCCTCTTGGAAGAGAAATCGTGGAAGGAGCGATGGCAGCTACTGGTGGAACGCTGTATCCTGTGTAGAATTGACCATCTCCAGAGGTGGTTTCTCCCATCAGGGCATAGAGCATTCCTGCAAGAAGTTTGTCCTTGGTTCCTCTCAGGCGTGAAGTGGTGATGACATTGTAGAAAGTCGGATCAATCGTGATGGACCAAGGAGCGACACCCAGGAGCTTGACACGGAGCGTTCCGTTCATCACATTACCAGTGTTGGTGGAAGTGAAGTTCTTCTCCACATAAGAAAAACGCAATCCTTCAGGCGCGACACTGATCACAGGATCAGTGATCGATTGCAGTCCTGTTCCAAGATAGGATTCCCATGACCAAGTGGCTCCTGAATCCGCACTGTATCCCAGCAGAGCATTTCCAACAAGACTGTACCTGGTCTGAGTGAAGAAACACTGACTCAGATACCGCTTTGTACCATCACCAATGATGGTCATTCTGTCATCGATGTACTGACACATTATGGTAGTCAAGGTGCTGGTTGCCCAGGTTGTGGTGCTCTGGGTGTATTTGTAAAGAGTGATGGATGCTGGGAACGGAGTGAAGGTGAAGACCTTGTTGTGAGATCCTAGATAGACTTCCACTCCAGTTGCATTTGCCAAAGTCGAGACAGTTCCGAAAGTGTTTCCAGATCTGAACGGACTTGAAGTGAGTTCATGCGAACTCAAAACTGCAGGAGAAGAAGTGCTGGTACTTAGGAAATAGGCCATCACAGTCTCTCCGTAGAAACCTCCCTGATTCAGCAAGGAGGACACAACCATCACCGTCAAGTCAGGCAGCATCGCGACATCGTAGTCGCGGCCAATCTGAGATCCTGCTACAATGATGAATGGAGAGTTGCTGGCAAACGTGTGTGTGCTGATGTTGAAGAAGTAGATTCCTAGGGAGGTGGAACCATCTGAGCCATAGATAGTTCCAACGATGCGAAGAATCCCGCCGGAGTCAAGGCACACAGCAGGATCAAATCCCTTGGTTGTATCTCCAGCAACGGTCACAGAACCGACGTTTGTAAAGGTGTATCCGTAATCTGTCGAAAGGAATACATCTAGACTTCCAGTCGTTGTGGTGTTTCCTACCACATACAGATTGGATCCACTGAAAACAAACTGAGAGTTGCCAGTGAATATGGCGGAATCAAGGTTGGTGTCAACAGTTGCCATCGAGCACAATGCCCTCTCTTAAGAACTCAAGAGTCGGTTTGGCTCGTATCATCGGCGATAGTCGGCAGATTGTTGAGTGACTCCTTGTGCTTTTCCACACGAGCAATCAGATCAATCTTGGTATAAGCCTCCGGATCAATTTCCAGACCAAAGGTCTTGGCATGAGCCGCAATCTTGGCCTTGGTCAGATCAGCCAGGACAATCGGCTTCTCCACAGGAACAGGGACCACCACTGGGTCCATGGTCTGTGCCTGTTGTGTGTCCGCCAAGTATTCTGCCTCATGGCCAACGTATCTTTCTGGCACAGCGGGATCAACCTTGGGCTCTTCCTTCACCACAACCGGAGCAACCGGAGTTGGCTTGATCTCTTCAATCAGAGGAACCTTCTGTGCTAGGAGACTCTTGATGCCGGTCGCTGTCTGACGAACTGAGCCGACCAGAACTCCACCACGGAAGATGGTCATCCTTGACACGCTCTCTTCGTAGGTTAGGATGTCACCAGGGCGAACATAAGTTGCTCCAATTGAAAAGTAGATCTGTCTCTTTGCCAAGTAGGATTTCTGAGCCATGTTCAATCTCCTCAAAAGGTTCAATACTCTCTTACAGCACAACACCCTCCTTTTGAGAGGGTGTTGTTTGTTGGCCTAACTGTGAGGGTCAGGTTATACGTTGCCGGTGCCACGAACCACGTTGATGCGCTGCACGCCGGAGGGGTTGAACACCAGGAAGCCCAGGTTCTCGAAGATCGAAAAGCCGATCTGGCGGAGGTCCGGACGGTCGGCTGACATGACCGTGAGCGGAATACGCTCGGGGATGACGCCCAAGAACTCGGCATCGGCCAGAACGTACACTTCACCATAGTTGATCTTACGAGACTGGAGCAGAGTGGCGCCCCAGAGGTATCCCATCACGCCCGTCTTCAACAGCTTGCGCTGCGTCTCACGGTCGATGTTCGCATCGGTCCACTTCAACAGGTCGACATAGTCGCGCGGGTTGAAGAACACATAGGCCACCGAAAGGTCATGGCGCTGAACCTGGCCAAATGCATCAGCCATCGAGTCCACGTCAATTCCCTTGACAGCGAAGGTGTCGGTGCCGACAAACAGCCAGTAGCCAGCTGCATAACCGCCGCCGCCCACTACCGGATTCTGCGTGGTTGCCGCCTTGATGCAAACATACAGGTTTCCATCGGAACCCGTCGTGTAAGCACCAACAGCAAAGGGTCCGCCGCTGACCCAAGCACTGGGAGGAGTGGTGATGCCGGACGTCGCCACGAAGATGTTGAGGTCTTCGTTGAAAACGTAGTCCGTCGAGCCAGTGCCGGCAACGAGGGTCGCCGCTGTGGCTGCGGTTGCGACGGCGTCGAACAGGCCAAACACATAGCCGTCCTCAGTCGCGCCCACTTCTGCCTTGGCCAGATTGAGAGAACGGGCAACGAGGTCGAAGCGACGTTCCTTGATCTGGGTGATCGGGATCATGGGATTGGCAACGATTTCGAACGTCGGAACCGTCACACGAATGGGCTTGGTTACCCGGACAATGTCGCCGCCTTCTTCACCAACCACAAAGGCCTCGACGAACGACTTACCAGTCGCGTCAAATTCCTTGTCGTAGATGGGAAGTGCGCCATCCGGAAGGGTTTCCACCATGAGTGCCTTGCGGGCAATCGACATATAGTCACGGCGGCGTCTCAGGGAGGGTCCGAGAGAAGCTGCGAGCTTCTGACGTCCGCCTGCGGTTTTCAGCAACTGACCCAACTGCGCTGTCTGCTGCTGAGTTCTCGAAAGAGTAGCCATTTGAATTTCTCCGATTTCTCTCTTTAAGAGCAGCGTTGGGTTAGATCAGTGATCCGACGCCCAGCAGGAAAGAGTTCTGCTGAGTTGGGACTGCTGTGACAAGTCCAACGATCTTGGCAACTCCACCAGGTGTTGCATTGGTGTAGAGTCCAGCCGCGCCGCCAGTACCCGCGTACAGCGGAGTGCCGACCACGTACTGCTTGGTTGTGTCATAAGCCTGATTGTCGACCGAACCCTTCCACATGGAGCGGACGACAGGGGCCTTCTTGGAGCCAGAGGGACCGATAGCGCCGGCAAATTCACCGGGGCCATTGATGAGTGTCCCATAGGGCGACATGGTGTTGCCATCGCAGGGAGCGATAAGAGCAGAGCCGTCGGAGTAAGTGCCTACGACCGCCATGATCTTTCCGCCCAAGTAACCTGCATTGGTCAACGTGAGCTGGTCAGTACCGGGGTCACCTGTGAGGGTGACGTTTGGAACCGTGGTTCCATCGTTCTGACCGTAGTATCTTTTGTGATTTCAGTAACTTACGTCTTATCCTGTTACTGAAAGATAAGCCATTTCTGTTCTGACTTATCACTCATGGTTCTTTGCTGATTCCCATGAGAGCGGACTATCGCATCGTCATTCTTTATTTTCTGACGTCCTCTCGCTTAGTCTCTCAGGCTGCCAAGATCATTTACTGATCCGCTTGCCCCCTGTTGGCCATCTCAGCTTCCAAGTCAATAAGAGAGGATTTATCCTGGACTATTCGCTCACGAGCAGTCAATCCAGTTTCAACATTGGATTCCTTGCTTCCTTGTAGGAGCTTGATTTTACAGAATCACCAGACCAGTCTAGCAAGGACAAAGTCTATAGATCACCTGTACTCCTACAAAGAAGGGGGATGAATTCTCTATCTAGAACGATTTTTATCCTAACCATAGTTTTGACCGAGTAGTAGTATCATATAGATATGAACAAGTGTGAAGTAAAGCAAGCATTTTTGAACAAGCTGGTGAACAATCTAGGATCAGAAGAGTACCTAGATAAATACTTAGACTGGGTATTTTCTCATGAGGATTCGACTGAATTGGTAGTAGAGAGACACCATATTCTTCCTCGATATCCATTCAAAGAATATTCTGTATTCAAGAAAAATCCATGGAATAAGCGAGTGTTTACTCCTAAAGACCATGTATGGGCACACTACTTTCTATTCAGAGCTTTCCCAGGAGTAAGATCAGTCGTTCAGTCTTTTTGCTTCATGTTTGCTGAGTATGAAAATAGATGGCAAGCAAGCAAAGATCTGATGATTTCAGAAAGCGGAGTTGAAAAAATATCAGAAGCATACCAGAAAGCCAAGGAAACGAATCTAACTGTTCTTGCCAAGTTTTGGAGTCCTAGACAACGGGCCCAACAAGCCGAAATTCAGCGTAGAGTAAATCAGTATGATAATAGGATTGAGCGAAACTATACCTGTGGCAACTGTAACCGAGAATTCAAGCAAATTCGTAAATCTGTATTTGCAGGTCATCGCAAAGCCTGCTTGGCCACCAAACCTGCTATAAACCCATACCACGAAATTCTACAGAATCAAGAATGGATAATTTCCTCTCATATAGGTGCTTACTACAAGTACATACATTCAGTTGATTCTCGTGTGATTGAAGTAACCTACAACTCTACTAATGACAAAACCTGGTTCTGCGGATCCGTTTCTGGAACCACAAAATCCTCTCTTCTAACATTTCTCTTCACCGGCTTCCTCACCAAACACAAACCCACCCCAGCCGAGGAAGCTGTGGATCGTTCCAAGATGAGATTCAATTGTTCTGGTTGTCAGGAGATAATTGTAGGACTAGGCGAATTCAATCGACACAGAGGAACTTGTCAAAAGAATCGGCTCAGAGGTTAATCTGAGCCGACCCTGTGATGTAACTGGTTTTACTGGGTTTACATGTCGTCGTCGCTGAACAGCAGAGACGCCAGATTGGATTCCGCAGCAGGAGCCGCCGCAACCACAGTCTTCAGTTTGGTGATGGACTTCTTGGTGCCGACCTTGGTGTTGGCCTCGGTGGGCTCTTCCTGGTGCGAAGTCTGATCACGAGTGGTGTCGTAGTCGTCCTGGTCGAGACTCTTGAGGATGTCAGTCAGCAGAGAATCTTCGTGATCGGTTTCGTTGTCACGAGGATCCTTGCCAACGGCATCAGTCTTGAAGGTCTGAGCGATATCCCCAGGCTTCACGACCTTGGACAGAGACGCATCCACTTCGGCATACTTGGTGCTGCCCAAGAGACGAGCCATCGGGTCAGCATCGGAGGCAGTCAGGTCGAACATGTCGCCGATGGGAGACTCTTCCATGCTGGCTTCCATGTTCTGGGCTGAACTGGGCAGGAAGTCATTGTCGTCTTCGCCGGCAGTGACGTTGCCATTGTTGGCGAGAGATGCTTCCTTGTCCTCGAGCTTGTCGTTGTCGAAGATGCTTTCAAGGTTGAGCTCTTCGGAATTCTCCTCGATGTCATCCTTGATCTGTTCGATGTCCTGGATGACTTCGTCGATCTGCTCAACAACTTCGAGCTTCTCTTCGTCGCCAACCACTTCCTCGGACTCACCTTCAGGCTTCTCTTCGCCTTCACCCTCTTCCGGCAGAGGAGGTAGAGGCATGTCGCCGCCTTCTTCAACTGGAGGAGCCGTGGGGCCTGCAGCCGGGGGAGCCATGTCCTCAGGACCGGCCTTCTTGGTCTTCTTGGACGCTGTTGTCGCCATCGAGCATTCGCCTTCCAGGTGATCCTTGCCACAGGCAGAGCAGGCCTTCTTGGTCTTGGCTGCTTCCTTGGGCGTGACCTTCTGGTCGCTCATGGTCTTGTCGACGGTGTCCTTTTCACGATCGCCAGCCTTGCCGGCATCGATCTCAGCAGGTTCCTTGCGGATGGGTTCGGGATAAGCAGGAGGCACCGGGCCAGCGTCCTTGCGGTCGTCAGCCTTCTTCGTGGTGGCACTCTTGGGATCACCCTTCAATTCAGACTTCACAGCACTCTCTTCACTGGCAAGAATGCTTGGGTTCTCCATGAGGTCGTTCATCGTGGTCTTGGTGACCGACGCGATCGCCTCGCAGGTCTTCTGGAAAGCAGCATTTCTCGCTGTCTGCCGGCAGATGGCCTTGAGAGCCTTGGTGGTATTCGCCAGAAGAGATTCTGCTAGCTTCTGTTGAATGGTTGCAGGGGCTGTGGGCAAAAGAGTCTTAGCAACAGTCCAAGCGGAAGCGACTCTAGTCTGTGCTTCCTTATTGATCGCTTCTGCTCTCTTTGATTTGATAGCAGCGATTCTATCCTTAAGAGAAGAAGACTTCGTGGTTTCGGTCGCAGTCGCCATGGTTGTGTTGCCTTTCTTCTGAGCGGTAGGCACCGGAGTGCCTTTCTTACTTGGAGTCGGGAAGTTGGATTTCTTGCTTGATGCCGTAATCGGTGCCTCTTCAGCAGGAGGTTCTTCCTCGACAGGTGGCTCTTCCTCGACAGGTGGCTCTTCCGCCGGTGGCTCTTCGCCGGCAAGTTCATCACCGGAAGGAATTTCATCCATGGTGTTTTCTTCAACAGGCGGAGGTGCTACAGGCTCTTCCAGGGGAGGAGGTTCAACAGCTGGTGCAGGAGGAGGCAGGGGAGCTTCAGGTGCGAAGTTGGTCATGGGAGGAGCACCCATACCCAAATCATCCATGCCCATTCCTTCATCAGCCTCGCCGGTCGCCATTTCCACGACCAACGGATCGATTTCGCCAAGAGACTGCTTCATCTCATCTGACCAATCGCCGCCCTTGAGAGTGTCCCAAGCATTGAGAACCTCGATGCCCTCGCGAAGCTGACGGATATCGGTTTCCATGTCCTCACGCTTCTGGGCAAGGGAGTCAAACTTGACTGAAGAAGTCGGCAGAGACATGATCTGGTCGTCAAGCATGTCAAGATCAGCTTCCTTCTTCAAGAGAGCCTGTTTCAGTTGAGAAAGTTTACGCATTGCGCAGTCTCCAGTGAAGATTTGCTTCTAAAGCAGCATCATCACCATTCGAATTAAGAATCAGGGAGTCGCTATTTTGTAAAGAAGCGACTTTCTGGTATCCAGCAGCAATCGAATGAGTGAATTTGGTCTTGGGTCCGGTCCATGTATCATTGCCGTTTTCATCAGATACAATACCACGAAGTTCCGCGCCAGGGAAGGCCGGAGTCTCAACCCAGCTGGCTTCAATGAACTTCACGCCTGCGTTGGGGAGTGAAGGATGCCCGCACAATTCAGCTATGCGACGAGGGATACCATCCTCGTCCGGCATGAACATTCCCTTCTGAAAATTGAGATGCTGACAGTATGTGTTGGCGTCAGTTACACGTGCACCACAGAAGGAACAGATCACCAGATCCGTCACGCATCCCATGGACATGTACTTGACCTTGCCACTCCGGATGTCCCCGATCAACTGCTCGTGAACCATCTCAGTGGCAACTAGAATGTCACAGAACCAGACCCATACATCGGGAGGAGAGATCGACACTTTGCGCAGTTGTGCGTCAAGAATGTGACCCTTGGCATGCTTGGAATTTTGAAAGTGTTCGAGGAAGTTGAAGGCTCCAACGAAAGTCTTGTGAGACATCCGCAGGACCTCGTTCGACCAAGCATCGTCGTTGTTGTTGACGAGGTGACTGCATTCCGGCTTGATGAGGTAATCGAACGGAGTGTTCTCAACCATCACGCTGCTCATGATGCAGCAGTGTGACAGGAGATACTGAGAGGACTCCGCGATCTTGCTCAGTGACGCCCTTTTCTGTCCAAAACCAAACGCACGATTGGCATACATCTTTCCCCAGTCATCAATTGAGACAACGGGATTGGCTAATGTAGCCTGCGAGATTTTGTGTCCAAAAGGCAGTTTCGTCATTGTGCTTCCTATAGAGAGTCTCTTAGTCAGATTTCCTTCTCAGCAACTACTAAACATGAGATCAGATGCCTCATCTCAGGCTCTTCATCTTCTTCCAGAGCATCTTTGTCGAGGTGTCTGCGTAGATCATTGCGCGGTGGGAGCTTCGTCGGAGACTCGTGGATATCCACTCCTGCTACAATCAAACCGGGAGGAATTCCTTCCACCAAGTTGGCATCCTCATCCTTGTTCTCAGTTCCCTTCTCAGCCAGAGGGTTCTTGTACCCGCGAGACTCCTCAGCATATTCAGGAGTTTTGTTGTTGATCGGAGAGTCCGGAATACCGTCAAGATCTGCACCGCCCACCCCTCTGGGAATAGGTCCATAGAATGGTGTTGCAGTCTTGTCGATGCCACAGCAATTTCCGCATTCATCACAACTTTCATTGTGATTTTGCTCATGTCCACAGTCAGGACATTTGTATCCGGTTGCTTTCCGTTGAAGAAGTTTGCTGTGCATCTTAGTGCCTCTTATATGGACTGTAAAATACAGAAAAGGCGAGAAAGTCTAGCTCTCTCGCCCTTTCCTTGCTGTGGAGTTGGAAGATTAGCTTCCAACCAAAGAAAACAAGAGACTTCTGCCTGTGGGATCGTTTTTATTGAGTCCTGCGTCGATGAACTCACCGTACACGCTCCCCGAACAATCAAAGATATCCGTCACCACAATCTGGCAATCTTCAGTTACCGCTGCCTGCTCGACCTGGTAGTTGGATGTGTAGGACTCCATCCAGCATCCCTCGTAAACTGTGGCCACAGCGTAGATTCCGGTGTTGCCATAGTTGTTGAGACCGCCCTCATTGTTGAAGTATGAGGCCACTGTTGCATCGGGGCCTGCACCACTGCCAAGCTCGGACACCAGTTCCGAGAAGGCAATCTCGGTCTTGATATCGAAGGGCCACTTGTGGTGACGCAGTGAACGGACCAGGCCGGAAACGCCAGCCTTGTATCCCATCATCTGCTGAAGATTTGCCAGGTACAGAGCGGTGCGATTCACAGAGATTGACATCGGGGCCGTCACTCCGGGCACAAGCTCAGCAACCTGATCACCAAATCCCAAGCCACGCACCGCTTCGACATTGCGCTGTTCCTGAATGTTGAAAGAAGACGTCACTCCCAACTTCGTGAACTTGCCGTTGCCCACCGCATGTGAAAAGATGCGGAAGCGAGTTGAAAGCACCGTAGATGTTTGTGGCGTTGCTCCCTCTTGGTAAAGATATGCGCCCGTTGCCATTGTGAATCTCCTTTGCCTAGAAGGCCTGTAGCTTCAGTTTCCGCTTTGCCCAACCATCACGCATCGCTTGTCTAGTGACCACTGTGGATTTCCGTCCTGGTCTGCCCTTAGTGTTGGCTCTCAGCCTAGCCTTGGATTCTTCAGACCACACATATCCTTTGTGAGACTCGGACAAGTTTGTTAAGTGAGAAGGGCTAAGAGTATAGCCGGAACGACAATGTCCCTTAGCGTACTGATTTCCCTTCATGGCTATCCCTATGGCAAGACTATGTTCTTCAGAGTTGGACTGACCTTTTCGATTGGTCTTTCCCATCATTGATAGCCGAATTCTCTCTCTAGCCTCTGAAGACTGAGTAGTTCCTGCTCTACTGCCTGCTTTGGAACAAAGATTGAAACCTTTGTTGTATGAATCAAATGCGTCAATTCCCAATTGTTCAAAAATCAGCACGTCACCCTTGGAACAGTAGGCAAGCACTTCAAATACAAAAGCGTCTTTTCCATACTTATTCCAGCTAGCCTGCAACTTAGGATTGCAGTGAGTTCCCAAAATCAATTCCTGACGATGTCTACTCCAGCGATTCTTAAAGGAATAGGCACTTCCCACGTACACTTGATCAGTCACAGTGTTGCGAATTGCATACACACCGCAATCTGACCAATCTACCATGATTCAATCTCCTGTGTGCTTCTAACTCTGGTGCCCGGTAGTGAGAAAATCGGAAGTAGTTATTCCGCCGCCGCGATCATCAAACCACCCAGTTTGTACTTCGCGCTTGACTTCTTAGTTTCAAGAGCCTTCCTGGCCTTTTCAGATTCCTCTTCTTCCTGCTCCTGCTGCTTGACAAGTGTCTTTGTCGCATCGGCCATCCGAAGAGAGGCAGCATAGATGGACTCGACCGCTTCGCGAACTGGACGAGTTCCATTGACAGTGCTCAGAACCTTGGATTCGAGGTATGTGTTCTTCAGACTGGCGACGTATCCTTCAGCCTTCTTTACTGCAGAAGCCGTAGAAATTTCAGCAGCAGCGAGCTTCTCAGGGAGAACCACCCTGGTCTTCACGATGCCGGTGTGATCTTCCAGCTTTCCGTGAGCTTCAGCAATTTCCGGAACTCGATCGCCGCCTTCTTCGAGATCCATGGTCTTGTCGTTAACGGAAATCCAACCAGCCTTCTTCTTGTTGGAGGCGAGACGAGGTTCGCCATCCTCGACCTGGACCGGACGAGTCTTGAGTTCAGCCGTCATGGTTTCGATCAAGAACTGAGCCGCCTTGTCGTTCGCAAATTCCTTGCCACCCACGAGAGCCTTCACCATTGAAGCCAGGACGTCAGTGCTGACAGCCTTGAGAGCTTCATCAGTGGATTGGTATTCCTGAGGAGCCGTAGGAACTGGAGGTGCACCAACACCAGGAACCGGAGGTGGAGCAGCCACAGGCTTTGGAGGAGCCGGAGCCGCAGGAGTTACCGAAGGTGCTGCTTGCTTGCGACGTGCGATCATCTTTGATTTCATTTTGTCTTCACCAGACGAGAAAATGTGGGGAGGATTCTCCTCCCCGTGGGTTACAGCTGTGTAGCCACCGAGAAGGTGACCAGAATATACTTCATAGCAAAGATAGGCTTGATGGCCACAGTGACCAGAGCAACGGTTGGATTGGTCGGACTTGCAATCACCGACAGATTTGCGAAAGCCGATAGAATTTCGTTGCCAACCAGTGACGTCAAGATCGAGTTGGAGACGATCGTGATGTCGTTCAGGAGTTGAGCCGTGAACTTGCGAGCGATGAACTGCTTGAGTCCAAGGCGGAACTGCTGGCGAGTGTAGTCGACGATAGTGGTGGAAGTCGGCTCGCTGGTGATCGGGTTCGAAGGATCAGTGGTCAGGTAGTCGCGAACATACAGTGCTCCGTTGTTCTCTTCCAAGACCGTGATTCCGCTTCCTGCCATGAGATCCTTGGTGGGATCGTCGTAGCGTTGCAGAAGCTGAGTGAATCCGACCAGGTTCTGGTTGGTGAGCGAGGTTGCAACGTCGTTTGCCGTGTTGAGGTTCAGGCCGGCAAGAGCCGCCGCAATGAATTCGCCCGTCACACCGATGACTTCGTAGACTCCGTTAGCATCCTGTGTTGGAAGCTGCAGCGCTGCATAGAACGGTGCCACCGCGACGATGCGGGAATTGGCAAGAGACTGAGCATACTGGCGAGCTAGAGTCGGAGTGGTGAACTGATTGAAGCCCACAAATCCGATTGCCTCTCCACGATTACGAACCTGAGCCTGAGTGATCAGCTGGCGAGAAAGTGCCTGCTGTACCGTCAGCGAAGTGCTGAGAGGCACGATCACGTTGACCTTGGAATCGCTTCCTGGTAGAGTTGTGGTCAAAGTCTGCAAAGCCGCGATGTACTCGGAGTCGGCGGCCTGGTTCGAGTTAAGCTGCTGTGGTACCTGGATGCAACCAAAGGTCTGAGCACCATTGAGAGTCGCGAGATAGATGCCCAAGGACAGACGGTTGATAGCAGAAGGCTGTCCGTATGCCGCATAGGCATCCGCCGCGCTGGTGTACAACTTCAGAGCGTAGTCGCTGGCCTGCTTTGCGACCGTGTAGGTGATGTAGTAGTACTCACCCACCGAAGGTCCATTGCCGGATCCATTGAAGGTCGTGATGATGGCCGTGTTGCCGGTGCCCACATTGAAGAACTGCTCGACTTCAGTCCAGACTCCCGGAACGTCGATGGTGGGAATCTGTGAAGCATGGCGAGTTGTTGTATTAGACACCGTGATGGCAATCGTGTCTAGAGCAACCCAAGTATAGCCAGTCTGGAGGATCGTGTAACCGTAACTAAGAGAATCCGTGGGATTGACCAGGGTGAACTTCAGTCCCGTTGTGGCATCGACATAGGTCTGTCCCAGGTAACCTGTACCCGCTGATCCACCGCTGCTAAGTGAAGAAGTCACGATGAAGCGATCTGCGTAAGGACCAGTATTGACAGTGGCAGTACCTCCAGAAAAGTTAGTCGGACCTCCAGCTACAGCAGCATTTCCCGCGATACCCGAAGTGAGGGTAGCTGTGATGGGACCTGCAATCGTTGTGGCTACTGGGGTTGAAGTGAACAGAGAGAGGATGTCTCCCATAGTGCGAACACCAGAAGAAGCAGTAGTGATGTTCACCGAGATTGCTTCTCCCAGCTTCGTGAGAGCAAGGCTGTCTGCAACTGCTGAACCTGCCACGAAAGTGATATTGGTCACACTGTTTGGAGCAGTGCCGATGTTGTGAGCCGTGACAGTAAGACCTTGGATAGTGGCAGACGCCTGATTTCCAGGAGTAGTTGTGAGATATAGATTGTCGTTCTGAAAAGTGATGGTTACAACTTCATTCGGTCCTTCAATCGCTGCCTTGAGATCGGAGAAGTCATAGGGCCAAACCACTGTGTCATCTTCAGAAGCTGGGGTGATACCGCCCCCAGTCATGATTGTAGAAATCTGTGCTGTCGGAACGACAACACCATTCTCATCAGTGATAGTGTACCCACTGATGGCAGGATTCGTGGCCGTCAGTGAAAGGGTGTGATCGTTCAACACAGAGCGATAGTAGGAAGCGTACACGAAAGATCCGATTGCCGGAGGATTCTTGAGAACCACCGTCGCTGAATCTCCACGAAGGCTCGAAACAGTCACAGTTCCTGCATTGAAAGCCGTGACTGGATCCGGTCCCACATACACATTGATAAGGGTAGGATCGTTGGTCGGATTACCCAAACCAGATCCGTCGACCGGCACATCGGCCAGAGTGAAGCTCAGGTTGACACTGTTGCTCACTCCGCCGGTGGCTTGACGAAGATACGCATGATCGTCCTTCAAGGTCGTGATGATGTAAAGACCGTTGAAAGGAGCGGTTGTGCCGATCACTGCTCCCTGTTCTGTGGTGACCGCTGCTCCCCAGGAGATGGTGTTGCCACTGAGAACGTAGTCAATTCCCTGAATATAGTCAGATCTGTCAGGACCAAGGCCCACTTCAATGATCGAACTGACATTCGGAGAAGGAATGACGTCGAAGGTTCTCTGGTAGGTGTTGGTGTAGTAGGAGACTTCCAGAGTCTGGCCAGTGGTGACGCCAGTCGCCAGAGTGAACTGTCCTGCTGCTCCATTGACTGCCGTGACTGAGGCTGCTGTGCCGTTCACCAAAACCGTCACATCGGCAGGAGTAGTGGTTGCGGCTCCAGCGTTCGATCCGTCGGTGATGGGAAGGTGAGATACGGAGAAAGTCGTGTTGGTGCTCTGACCAGTTCCACCAACGAAAGGAGTGGCTGAGACAGCAGTTGCCGGTGTGGTAGAAGCAGAAGCGACCAGGATGTACCCTGCCGACAGAGTCAGAACATTGTTGAGCAGAGAAGCC